TTACTGGGATGGACGTTGCAGGCGATATATGGAAAAGCAAGAAAAATTAAAAAAAGATGTAAAAAAGTCAGATAAGAGTTAATATATTTATAAATAATTCTTTTTTTTGTTATGGCGGCTATTAAGGGCGATGTTGGCAAAATAATGTTTGAAAATGCAGGCGGTACGGAAGCCGACATTTCAGGCGTTAGAAGTTGGTCTTTATCTATCACTAAGGACACAATGGAAACAACAGTAAATGGCAACACTTCAAAAACATTTATTGGCGGATTGATTTCTGGCGAAGGTTCCGCAGAACTTATTTATGACCCTTCTGGAAACTCAGATTATCAAGCCTTCATTGATGATGTTTTAGTAACAGGCGATGCGGGCGATGCTTTGTTTGAACTTTTCCCTGATTCAAATACTTCAGCCAAAAAAATTAGTTTCGCGGGAATTATTACTTCGGCAGAATATGGCGCGACACTTGGCGAAGTTCAGGTTATAAATGTCAGCTTCATTACAACTGGTGCAATAACTAGCGCTATCTGATACATTGAGTTTATTAGTCAACTAATTAACCAATGCCAAACAAAAGAACAATTGACCTGTTAACTGAATCTTATAAAGATCAGATGACAGCCAGAAGAAAATATGAATTTAAAAATAAAAACGGAGAAAAAATTGTTGATTTATACTTTAAACCTTTAACAAGGGATGATCGTGTTCGCGCTCAAGGTGCGGCAAATACAGATGATGCTTTGACAATATCAACCTATCTTCTTTGTAAAAACGCAGAATTAGAAGATGGGTCAAAAGCATTTGCACCCGCAGATGCGCCAAACCTACAAAGAGAACTTCCAGAAAATGTATTGAACGAAATTGAATTATTTATGTTTGATATTCAATTAAATGTTGATAAAGCAAAAAAATAATATCGCGAGATAATTGGTTCAATTTTGAATTTTTTCTCGCAACAGAATTAGGAAAAACTATTCAGGAATTACGTTCTTTAATTACAGAAGAAGAACTGATATATTGGGCTGCCTATTATGAAGTTAAGAATGAAAGAGAAAAAAAAGAATTAAATCGCCAAAGAGCAAATAGAAGGTAATATATAAGAAAAGGTTTTGTTAATTTGTGGCACAGGCTAATGTAAAACTTACAGTTGATGCAACGCAGGCCACAAGAGCATTGAAAGGCGTACAAGCGCAGACGACAGGCTTACAAAATGCTTTTGGAGGTCTTAAAACTGCTATTGCAAGTATTGGGATTGGGTTAGTTGCAAAACAGGCTGTAAGTACGGCTTCAGATTTTCAAGCTTTAGAACTAAGAATGAAAGTTCTTACGTCTGAATTTGGCGAATTTGCACAGGCTCAAGAATTAGTTGCAAAGGCTCAAGATAAATTTAACTTGTCAATTATTGAAGCAACAAGAGGAGTAACAGATATTTTCGCAAGATTAAGACCGCTTGGAATTTCTCTTAAAGATATTGAAACTACATTTTTAGGTTTTAATACAATTGCTATTCAAGCGGGATTGAATGCAACAGAAGCAAGTGCGGCATTTACACAATTAGCGCAGGGTTTAGGTTCTGGACGCTTACAAGGCGATGAATTTAGAAGTATTGCAGAACAGGTTCCGCAACTTTTAGTTGCCATATCAAAAGAAACAGGGATTACCACAGGCAAATTAAAAGATTTTGCATCTAAGGGATTATTAACTTCAGATATTATTTTAAGGGCTTTAAATAGATCACTTGAAGAAGGCGAAGACAAGATTGGTGCAATTATGGATGCTTCGCCCGCGCAAGTATTCAAAGAATTTAGTAATGCTGTTCTTGAATTACAGATAACTTTGGGTTCAAAACTGTTGCCTACAGTTTTAAAATTAACAAAAGCAACATCGGCATTGATTGAAGGAATTGTTGCGTTTATTGATAGTGAAGCGGGGTCTGTTACGTTTGCATTTATAGGAATAGCCGCTGCAATAAAAGGAATAACAGTTGTTGGAACTTTCTTAATTACTCAAATTGCTGCATTGAAAGCTAATTTTCTTGCAATGTCTATGGCTTCGGCAATAGCAAGTGGAAATTTAGCAACGACTTCAACTATGGCTTTTGCTACTGCGGGAGGATTTGCAAAAGCTACAGCCGCCGCAACAGCATTTAGAATTGCACTCGCAAAAACTGGAATTGGTTTGGCAATTGTTGGGCTTGGATTTTTTGTAACAAAATTATTAGAAGCAAATAATGCTCAAAAAGATTTTAATGATCTTTTAAACGAAGGAACTGCAGCGATGATTAATCAGGCTATAACAAAAAGGAAAGAACAGATAGTTGATTTAGAAAATGAAATTAATAATATAAATCCTATAGTAAAAGATCTATTAGATGGTTTAGATACGCTTACCTTAGGTAATATTACTGGAAAAGAATTAGGGCAATCAAAACAATTCAGACAAATTAGAGATTTAAAAAAAGAGATAGAAGAATTAGAAAAAGCTTTAGACCCTGCAAAGGCAAGAGATTTAACAAATGAATTTGAAAGACGAAAAAAAGCACTTGAAAACTCTAACAAAGATTTACATAATATAAATGAAATCGAAAAAGAACTTACAGAAAAAGCAAAAATAAAAAGAGAACACGAACTAGCTATTGATGAATTAAAAAAGAATTATACAGGTACGCAATTAAAAGAATTAATGGATTTACAAGATATAAACACAGATTTAAAATTAAAAAATTTATTAATAAAAGAAGGACAAAAAGAAACAAAAAAACTTAATGATGCTTTTAGGCAAGTAGGCGATAATATTGCAACAGGAATTTCTGACGCTTTACATAGTGCTGTTATGGAAACAAAATCACTTGGTGAAATGGCAAGGTCAATTATTCAAGGTCTTGCAAGTGATCTTTTAAGACTTGGTATTAATAGTCTCTTAAGAAGTACAGGATTTAGTTTGTTTAAAAATCTACCGGGACTTGCAAATGGTGGTCGCGCATCCGCAGGGCGTAGTTATTTAGTCGGAGAACGAGGGCCGGAGATATTCACACCAAAACAAAGCGGCACAGTTATTCCAAATAATCAGATCGGTTCTGGTGGCGGTGGTACAAATATAGTTGTAAATGTTTCGGCTGAAGGTATGCAGGCAGATGCTAATGAAAATCGAGGGAAAGAACTTGGCGTTGCTCTTGCTTCGGCGATACAATCAGAATTAATAAAACAAAAAAGACCGGGAGGTTTATTAGCAACATAAAATGGCAACTTTTCCTTCTGTCACCCCCACATATCAAGGTTTTTCAAAAAAATCTGCGCCTGCTGTTCGCACAGTAAGGTTTGCAGATGGATTTGAACAGAGAATATTTTTTGGACTTGCAAGCAATCAAAATCCGAAAGTCTACAATCTTAACTTTGAACTTAGTGAAACAGAAGCCGATGTTGTCGAAGCGTTTCTTGATAGCCGCGCAAACGATCAAGAAAGTTTTACGTTTACACCACCCGGCGAAGGATTTACAAAAACAGGAACATATTCACAATCAGGAACAACAGTAACCATCACAATTTCTAATCATGGCGTTGCAATCGGCGATGTTTTGACAATTGACTATACATCGGGTTCTGCAACAGATGGTTCTTTTACAGTTGCAACAGCGACAGATGCAAATACATTTACAGTTACAGCCGCATCTAGCGCAACAAATTCTGGCAATGTTTCGATCACTCTTTCAGGTGCAAAATTATTTGTATGCGAATCTTGGTCAAAATCTATTCCATATAACAACAGGGCATCAATTAGCGCTACATTCAGACAGGTATTCGAGCCGTGAGTTCAGATAAAATTGTAAGTGAATTACAGAATGTCAATCCGTCAGCGGTAATTGAACTTTTCACTTTGACACTTGATAATTCATTACACGGCGCGACAACAACATACTATTTTCATGCGGGAACAAGTTTGAAAGATAACGGCGAAATAATTTGGCAAGGAAACGCATACACAAGATTTCCTGTTCAGGCAGAAGGTTTTCAATATGGAAAAGGGCAACTTCCACGCCCAACCCTTACTTTTTCAAATGCAATTGGAACTATTTCAGCAATCCTTCTTTTGGTAAATCAAACAACAACAGGAAACGATTTGACAGGAAGTACTGTAAAAAGAATAAGAACACAGGCAAGGTTTATTGATGCCGCAAATTTTCCAAGCAATGTTAACCCTTATGGAACGCCAGACAATACGGCAGAATATCCGCAAGAAATTTATATCATTGATAGAAAAGCGGCAGAGAATAGAACTGTTGTATCTTTTGAACTTGCTGCGGTTTTTGATATGGCGGGAGTACGAGCGCCTAAACGTCAATGCACTCGCGCAGAATTTCCAAGTATTGGATTGATTACAGGATGACTTGGAAGGCTGACGCATTACTTCATGCCAAGGAACAAGACCCTAAAGAATCTTGCGGTCTTTTATTAAATATTCGCGGGAGAGAAAAATATTTTCCCTGTCAAAATTTAGCAATAACTGATCATCAATGTTTCATAATGAATCCAGAAGATTTTGTCGCGGGAGACTCTCTTGGAGAAATCATAGCAATAGTTCATTCGCACCCGATAACACCGCCTGTTGCTTCAGAAGCCGATAAAATAAGCTGTGAGCAATCGAACTTGCCTTGGTATATTGTCAATCCTAAAACGGAGACTTGGGGCGAATATGCGCCGTCAGGCTACAAGCCAGATATGATCGGTTTGCCTTGGGTTTGGGGTGTTTCTGATTGTTGGTCACTTGTTCGCAGATATTACAAAGAAAAATTGAATATTGAATTAAGAGATTGGGAAAGGCCAACCACACCTGAAGAGTTTCAAAACGACCCGATGTTTGAAAGATGCGCAAAAGATACAGGATTTGTTGAATTAAAAAATGACGAAAAATTAAAAAATGGCGATTTATTATTTATGTCAATTGGGGCTGTCGGGTTGAATCATGTGGCGATTTTTGTAGATGGCGATGTAATACATCATTTAAGAGATAGACTATCTTGTAAAGAACCTTACAACCCTTGGTTGTTAAAATGCACAGGAATGAGGTTACGTTATGCTTCGCAAAATTAAATTATATGGAGAACTGGCAAAACAGGTCGGCCATAAAGAATTTGAAGATATAAATGTTTCTAGTGTTGCTCAAGCTGTAAGTTTTTTAATAAATAATTTTCCGCAACTGGAAAGTCATATGTCAAATAGATATTATAAGGTTATTGCTAATGATGACGAAATTGGTCAAGACGAGCTTCACAATCCTATTGGTAAATCAGATATTTCTTTTGTACCTGTTATTTCAGGTTCGGGGGGTAATTTCGGAAAGGTGTTACTTGGAGTGGCCTTGATCGGTTTATCATTCACGCCGATGGGTGCAGGGCTTTTTGCAGGCGGTTCAGGTGCGGGTTTAGCTGGTGGAGGTGGTTTGATAGGTGCAACAGGTTTATATGCGGCAGGGGCATATGGTTCGGCGGCTCTCGGTCTTATTGGTGCGGGTTTAGTTTTAAGTGGCGTTAGTGGGATGCTTTTCCCAGTTCCGAAAATGCCTGAATTTTCAAGTGAACAAGACCCGCGTTTGTCGTTCAGTTTTTCAGGAACGCAACAAACAAGCCGGGCCGGAACGCCCGTCCCAATTGTATATGGAGAAATCTTCACCGGCTCAGTTGTTATTTCTGGCGGTATTGATACGGAGCAAGTTCAGGCATGACCGATAAAAGAAAAATTATTCGCGGTTCAGGTGGTGGAGGTTCGCCGCCGCCCCCAAGACAACCGACAAGAACCCCTGATACGCTTCACAGCAAACAGTTTGCAACTTTCCTTGATCTATTATCAGAAGGAGAAATTGAAGGTTCTGCAACCGCTTCAAAAGAAGGTATAACAGACCGCACTTCAGCGGCATATACAAATGCGTATTTGAAAGACGTTTTTTTAAACGATACACCTGTTCTTAAAGCAACAGCATCTTCTTCAAGTCCACAAGATGTTGATTTTAATTTTCAAAATGTCACTTTTACGCCCCGTTTCGGTACATCTGATCAAACAAAAATTTCTGGAATTGAAAGTTCTTCTTCAATAACGCCTGTCGGGGTTACAGTTACAGCAGATACGCCAGTTACAAGACAAATTACAAATACAAACGTTGATCGAATAAAAGTAACAATCACATTTCCACAAATACAAAAGGCAACAAATGACGGCGATTTGTTAGGTTCAACAGTTGAATATAAAATTAGTGTTCAATACAATTCAGGAGGTTTTACTGATGTTATAACTTCTGCAAATGGCGGCAAAGTAACAGGACGAACCGCTGACGCTTATCAAAGAGATCATTCTGTCGAAATTACAGGTGCTTTTCCTGTTGATATAAGAGTTAGTAGAGTTACAGCGGATTCAACGGATACTTCATTAATAGACGCTTTTCAATTTACAAGTTTTGCTGAAATTATTGACGATGCAAGTACTTATACAAACTCAGCATATAACGCAATCAGGCTTGACTCTCAGCAGTTCAGTTCTATCCCCCGCCGAAAATTCCGCATCCGTGGAATAAAAGTAAGGATTCCGGGCGCTGGCGCATCAAGTTCAGGAACGCCAACTGTTGATTCTGCAACAGGCCGAATTGTGTATCCTGACGGCTATATATTTGGAGGTACTTTTCAGGCCGCAACTTGGTGTTCATGTCCTGCGATGATTTTGCTTGACCTTTTAACAACAGAAAGATATGGCTTTGGAACACACATTGCAGATGCAAACCTTGATTTATTTTCTTTTGTAACCGCATCAAAATTTGCAAATACTCTTGTTGATGATGGTCTTGGAGGTCAGGAAGCCAGATTTTCCTGTAACGTCAATATTCAATCATCAAGTGAAGCGTTTGACCTTATAAATGAACTTGCGGGCGTTATGCGCTGTATGCCGATATGGTCAACCGGCAGTATTTTACTTGCTCAAGATTCCCCCAAAGATTCATCGTTCCTTTTCTCACTTGCTAATATTTCAAGTGATGGTTTTAATTATTCTGGTTCAAGTTTAAAGCAAAGACATTCTGTAATATCTGTTTCATATTTCAATATGGATTCGCAAGAAATAGATTACGAAGTTTTTGAAAATACAGATATTTCGTCAAAAATTGGAACTGTTGTTAAACAGGTAAAAGGTTTTGCGTGTACATCACGAGGGCAAGCGCTCAGATTGGCAAAGGCTATTGCATTTTCGGAAGCAAATGAATCTGAGCTAGTGACATTTACAACATCAATGGAAGGGGGCTTGATGGTTAGACCGGGCGCTGTCATAGAAATCAATGACCCAGTTCGCGCGGGCGTTAGAAGATCAGGAAGGCTTGCAAGTGTTACATCAACAACTGTTGTTACAGTTGATGATACAAATGCAACAGATTTTGCGGTTGATGCTTCTGGAAACCCTGTCGGCGATGCAACGTTGTCTCTAATATTGCCAGATGGTTCTGTTGAAGAAAAAACAATTTCAAGCATTTCAAACGGAACTATTACTGTTAGTTCTGCCTTTTCTCAAACACCAAATGTTAACACTATTTGGTTAATATCAAACGTTACTGTCGAACCGCAAAAATTCAGAGTAATTACTGTTGAAGAAACAGATTCGGTAAATTATACGATTACAGCTTTATCTTACATAAATGAAAAATACGCATTCATTGAAGATGGCGAAGCATTACCAGCAAGAAATGTTTCAATCCTGAATGAACTTACAAGCCCCCCAACTGGTTTGACTGCTGTTGAAACAATCGTTCCAATCAATAATCAGGCAGTATCAAAAATTATTATCAGTTGGCAACCGATAAACGGAGTTATTGAATATCAAGTTAATTACAGATATGAAAACGGAAATTTTGTAACCGAAAGAGTATCAAGACCTGATTTTGAAATTTTAAATAGTCAACTTGGAACTTATGAAATACAGGTTTTTAGTTATAACGTACAGGCGCAACTGTCAGCAACTTCAAACGATTTAACATTTGAAGCTGTAGGTAAAACAGCATTGCCCCAAGATATTACAAATTTAAGAATAGAACCAATATCAGATCAATTTGTAAGACTTAGATTTGATAAAGCAACAGATGTTGACGTTGTTCACGGCGGAAACGTTGTAGTGAGGGCAACAAATTTGAGCGATGGGAGCGGTACTTTTACAAATTCTGTTGATGTTATACCCGCCTTGCCGGGTAACGTCAGCGAATCAATTGTTCCAAATATTGTAACTGGCGAATATATTCTTAAATTCCGTGACGATGGCGGTAGGCTTAGTTCTGGCGAAACATCTGTAATAGTTACAAGCCCTGACCCTTTTCCAAAGTTAGTTGTTTTAGAAGATAGGGAAGATACAGATGCAACACCTTTTGCTGGTGCAAAAGTAGATTGTTTTTTCTCTGATGATGTAAATGGTCTTGTTCTTGGTTCTCTTGATTTATTAGATGGAGTTACTGATTTTGATGCTATTGCTGACTTTGACTTTTTAGGTGCTGTTGATATTACTGGCGGTTCTTATGAATTTGCAAATGCCCTTGATTTAGGTGGAAAGCAACCTTTAAGATTACGCAGACATTTTGTAACTCAGGGTTTTTATCCAAATGATTTAATAGATAAAAGATCAGCAAACATTGATACATGGACAGATTTTGATGGTGCTACTGCTTTTGATGTTGGGGCATCTTTATTAGTTGCCACAACGGATATTGACCCTGATACATCAGTTTCCGCAACTTATGGGCAAAGTGGTACGACCATAACAATTACCAAAAGTTCACATGGATATTCTGTTGGAGATTTTGTTGTTATAGATTTTACTGCTGGTAGTGCAACAGATGGAAATTATGAAATTGTAACTGTTCCTAGTTCAAGCACTTTTACAGTTACTTCAGCTACAAGTGCAACAATATCTGCTGGTACTTCTTGTACATATGGAGCAAACTTTTCAAGATTTAATCCCTTTGTAAACGGAACTTATGTTGGCCGTGGCTTTAAATTTAGATGCGAAATGGATTCAGATGACCCTGCACAATCAATAGAAATAGATCAGCTTGGTTATACAGCAGAATTAGAAAGCAGAACAGAAACAAGTCTTGGTAATGCTGGTGCAAGTGGCGGTGGCATTATATCCTCTGGAACTTCACAAAAATCAGTTACATTTACAAATACGTTTTTTACAGGTAATACAGGAACTGGTGTTGCTGCAAATTCTGTCTTACCATCTGTTGCAATAACAATAGAAAACGCACAAAGTGGAGATTTCTTTTCTTTATCTTCTATAACAGGTAGTGGATTTAATATAGATGTAAAAAATGGGTCAAGTCATGTAGATAGGGAATTTAAATATACAGCAACTGGTTTTGGTCGAGGCAGTTAAATTATGATAACCTTAAAGAAAAATTAGACTAAAATGGCTACCCACGATTATGTAATAGACAATAGTACAGGTGCGAACGTTCGTAGTGACTTAAATAATGTATTGCAAGCGATATTAACAAATAACAGTTCTGGTTCTGCTCCTAGTACAACAGCAGCTTATATGTTGTGGGCTGATACAAGTAATAGCTTATTAAAAATGCGTAATTCAGCTAATGATGGCTGGATTGATTTAAGAACACTTACTGGTGGTGTTACAACAACTGCTGATGCAACAATAAATTCTATAACTGTAGGTAAAGGTGCAAATTCTGTTGCTGGTAATACTGTTCTTGGAGAGACTGCTTTAGATGCTTCTGTTTCTGGTGGGAATAATACTGCTATTGGAAATTCAGCATTAACAACTTTAACTTCGGGGTCAGGTAATGTTGCAGTAGGTCATGATGCCCTTAAGTTAACCACCACAGGAGCAAACAATGTGGCAGTAGGTGATGGTGCTTTAGACGCTAATACTACTGCATCAGCAAACATAGCAATGGGTACTGGTGCTTTAGGAGTAAACACAACTGGATCTCAAAACAATGCCGTAGGAGTCAATGCTTTAGATGCAAATACAACTGCTAGTTATAATAATGCTTTTGGAACTAATGCTTTAAGTGCAAACGAAACAGGTCAAAACAATACAGCAATGGGCGATTCAGCTTTGGCTTCCAACACAACTGCTGCAAATAATGTTGGGATAGGTTTTGAAGCTTTAAAAGTAAACACAACAGCCGCAAATAATACTGCCGTAGGTTCAACAGCATTAGCAGCAAACACAACTGGAACACAAAATACTGCCGTGGGTGCTTTTGCTGCTGATTCTACAACTACAGGAGGATACAATACAGCAGTAGGTGTAAATGCTTTAGGCGATAATTCAACTGGAACTAACAACACAGCATTAGGTAATGCTGCTATGAATAGAAATACTACAGCATCAAACAATACTGCTGTTGGCTATCAGGCTTTAGAAGAAAACACAACTGGAACAAGCCTTGTTGCAGTAGGTTATCAAGCCTTAGATGCAAATACCACGGGAAATGATAACCATGCGTTTGGGTGGAACGCTTTAGGTTCTAATACAACAGGAACTAACAATGTAGCGGTAGGCTCGCAAGCCTTGGTTTCAAATACTACAGCATCAAATAATGTTGCTGTAGGCTTAGAAGCATTAAAAGCAAACACAACTGGCGATCTCAATACTGCTATTGGTAATTTTGCAATGAGTAACTGCACCAATTCTGATAGAAACGTAGCTGTAGGATATGCAACTTTACAAAATATAGCAGCAGATCAGGGAGATACATTCCATACTTGCATTGGATATCTTTCTGGTAATTCTATAACAACTGCAACACAGCAAACTCATGTTGGGTCGGGTTCTGGTCAGTCTGTAACAACTGGAAATAGTAATACTTTTATGGGTTATAACGCTGGTAATGGTACTACAACTGGAGAACAGAACACAGCAGTAGGAAGAGCAGTTTTCCAAAATAACACCACTGGTTCTTATAATACATCAGTAGGAGCAACTGCCTTAGTATCAAACACAACCGCATCTTATAACACCGCAGTGGGTGCTGATGCACTAGCAGTAAACACAACTGGAGCTTTAAATACAGCCGTTGGTTCTTTAGCTCTTGATTCTAATAGTACTGGAGATAATAATACTGCTGTTGGCTATGATTCTTTAGGAGCCAATACAACTGGATCTGGTAATACAGCTATTGGTAGGGGTTCTTTAGATGCCAATACAACAGCGAGTAGTAACACAGGTCTTGGTTATTTTGCATTAACAGCAAATACAACTGGAGCAAATAATACTGCCATAGGAGCAGATTGTATGGCAGCAAACACAACTGGAGAAAATAACGTAGCTGTAGGAAGTTTGGCTTTAGACGCTAATACTACGGGCACAGGTAGCGTTGCGGTGGGAAAATCATGTTTAAGTGGTAACACCACTGGTGGTTCTAATACAGGTGTAGGAGGTGGTTCTCTTCTTCAAAATACAACAGGTAGTAATAACACTGCTGTTGGTAAAAATTCATTAGGAGCAAACTCAACTGCTGATGACAATACTGCGGTGGGTTATCACGCTTTGAATGTAACTACAACTGGAGCTAGTAACGTAGCTGTTGGTAAAAATGCTGGAGTAGATATTACAACTGGTCACAGTAATGTTTGTCTTGGTGCTGCTGCTGGTAAGGATCAGCTTACTACAGGGCAAGATCAATGTTTTATTGCAAGAAGTAATGATGCTGGAGGTAATTCTACTGTTTGGCTTTATGGTGGTACAAGCGGTCAATGCATACAAGGTAATAACAGTAGTTCTTGGACAACAACTTCAGATCAAAGACTTAAAAAAGATATAGTTACAAATACAGTAGGTTTATCAATAATTGATAACGTAACAGTTAAGAATTTCAAATATAAGCAATATTCTGATGGGTCACCTGTAAGTACAGATGATACTGTTGATATGAGTGAATTTCCTGATGCAGATGGAGTTCATCAAGTCTTGATAGGACAGGGAAAAACAGAATTACAGATTGGAATTATTGCACAGGAATTAGAAGCTGTCGCACCAACTTGCGTAACAACAAATGATAAAGGAGTAAAGACAGTAGATACTGATGAATTATTCTGGTACATGTTAAATGCAATAAAAGAATTATCCGCAAAAGTCACAGCCCTCGAAGCAGGGTAAACTAAAAGTAACTTAATTTTAATTATGGAAGAAAAAACCGCAGATGAAATTGCAGCAATCTTCTCTGCTGCTGGTGATAGCGTAACTGTTATTAACGCAGATGCAACATATTCAGCGTATTCAACAAGACTTACAAACGCTGGTTTTATTCCTA